AGCTTGAAGATCTGTCCAGGTTGCAACGAATCTACCGACAATTTTTGGAAGAACACGCGGCTGTGTAAAGACTGCGAGTATTCCAAGAGACGAAGCAGGGGTAGAGAACTCGCCAGGCTTAAGATCCTGGCTGCGATTACCAAGTTGGGTGGGTGTTGTTCTTGCTGTGGTGAGACCATCCTGGAGTTTCTTACCTTTGACCATATGGATGGCCGGTATGGTACGGGGCACGAGAAGCTCAACAACTACAGCGTGGCTTCTAGAGTTCTCAAGGGCGATACCGATATACGTGTGTTATGTATGAATTGCAATCACTCGTATGGGATGAGAGGATATTGCCCACACCGTCCTTTTGGTAGATTTGGGCAGCTTATTGTTGTAGGCGTCCGTAGAAAGACCTACAAGAAAACAGGGTTTAGTTCAAAGTAATCTACTTTTGCCAGCTTGAAGGGATTTTAGTACGATATGACCTAATGCCACCAGGACGACCAAGGAACATAGTCAAGGACCTACAGCCGGAGGAGACAAGGGACAAACCCAACTTGACGGAGTTGGGCAAGTCTATCATCTCTCCCTTTTCCCTGTTCGATATCGAAGAGTTGTTCGACGAGAGCGCGGTAACTCTTGCCGACTTGGACAGGATGGTCCAGACCGATGGTCAAGCTATGTCTCTTTACCGTATTCTTACTATGCCTATTCGTGCTGGTGAGTTACGCGTCAAGGCAGTAGATGGTGGCACTCAAGAAGCAAACTTCATACAGGCTCAGTTGGTAAACCCGCCAGAGCTTGGTGGCATGACTACTCCCTGGTCAGGAGTAATCCAGAACATTGCCAAGTATATACTCACAGGGGCAGAGGTTCTGGAGAAAGTGCATGAGGTGCGCAATGGGCATACGGTCCTACGTAAGCTTGCTCCTCGTCCTCGCCACTCAGTTATTATCCGAATGGATAGCAAGGGTGGCTTCAATGGTGTCACACAGATTCTGCCGACAGGCAACGTAGTCATACCCAAAGAGAAGTGTGTCCTGTTTGTGCAGGGCAAAGAGCACAACCCTCTGTACGGGCGCTCCATGATGTTGCCAGCCTACGGCCACTACGAGATGAAGCACAAGCTGTACTACATCTCCCATCTGGCCTACGCTTTGAATGCTATTCCGATCCGTGAAGGCAGCATGCCTCCGGGTGTACAGGATAGCGAGCGCAAAGCATTCCAGAACGCACTCGACAACGTGGGTGTGAACACCAGCATCATCGTGCCCGAAGGCTACAGCATGGAGATTCACGAGACGCGCCAGGTGGCAGACTCCATGCCGTTGATCGACCACCATGACATTGAGATGGCTAAGGCAGTCATGGGCCAGATCATCAACATGGGTACGACCGTCTCGGGTGGTTCGTATGCGCTAGGCCAAACGCAGCTAGAAATGTTGCTGCTCCAGTTGCAAGCCCTGCGTGAGGACATTGCTCAGATGGTCAACAGCTACGTTATTCCAGAGTTGATCGACTGGAATTTCGGCACCCAGAGGTACCCTCAGCTCAAACTGTTGCCACCTAGCACAGACCTGAAGACACTAACCAAGGAAATCTTCCAACATATCAGCGCTGCTCGTCAGGTAAACACAAGCCCTGAGTTCTGGTTGGAACTGGAACGTAAGATGGCAGAAATGCTTGGGTTTGAAGACGAGATCGACTACGACAAGAAAGAAGCTGATATGATTGCGAACATCAACGAACGACAGCAAGCGCAATCAGGCGTATCCCAGGTAAAGGTCGCCCAGAAGCAGGCTGCAACCGCAGCGAAAGTAGCAGCTAAACCGACTCCAGCACCAGTCATTGCTCCTCCTGGAGCAAGACCAGCACAACCAGCAGCGGCTCCTGCTGCCACGAGGCGACAACCAACGCGACCAGCACAGGTGAAGTAATATGCCTTGGAGCGTCAAGAACCCACCTAGACCAGCGAAGAACTGGTCCGCGGCTGCGAAGCGCGTATGTGTCGCCGCAGCAAACAGCACCCTCAAACGTGGAGGTAGTGACGTAGACGCGATTCGTGCATGTATTGGCGCAGTGAAACAAGCGCACCCAGAGTCAATAGGCAAACACGATGATCTCGCAGTTATCAAGAGTCGCGCCAGCCTGCCGGATTCCGCATATGCAATTGTCGAGACAGTGAACGGCAAGAAAGTCCGTAAGCTGCCTCATCACAATGCTGGTGGCAAGCTAGATCTAAACCATCTACGCAACGCACTAGCCAGGGTGAATCAGGTGACAGGAGTGTCGTCAGCCGCAAAGGCAAGAGCTCGATCACATCTTCTAGCACACGCCCGTTCTGCTGGTGTGGGTGAGCATACTGCTGACGCACATCTGACAGAGTTCTTCGCACTACCAACCATTGTATTGAAGGAGGAAAACGGTCGGTATAGTAGTCGCGTTCCTGTTTTGCCGGAAGGCAAATTCAAGCATCCGTGGTATGGTGACCTTGATTTCACAGCGCCAGTGCTACGTGCTGCCAAGCGACACTTCGACGCGAAGATCCTTGGCACCGACATCATGGTCGACGAAGGCCATGACAGAGGCAAGGCGCTAGGTTGGTTCAGGAACGTACACCACGGAACCAGCGAAATAGGCGGACAGAACCACGTTGGGCTGTTTGCTGATGTTGAGTGGACGGACCTTGGTCGCAGCCTGCTTGAGCGGGACATATACCGCTACTTCAGTGCTGAGATTGGTACGTTTACTGGAGCAGACGGCAAATCAGTCAAAAACGTTCTGTTTGGCGGCGGCCTGACAAACCGTCCGTTTTTCAAGCAGATGCCTGCTGTCAAGTTTGGTGAAGGCAAAGCCGACAACCGCATTCAAATCGGGTTGTTTGGCGATATGCTTTGGGAATTTGACGACGGCACACAGCAAGACGAAGAAGAGGACGATGATCGTTCCTTCTTCACAGGGTATTCCCCTGAGGCGTCTGATGAAGACGTTGAAGAGGACGAAGATGAGGAAGAGGACGACGAGGAAGATGAGGACATGAAGTACGCGGATCTCATCGCACATCTCAACAAAAACTTCGGGCTGACCTTGAGCGATGACGAAGCAGCTACCGATGCGATCGAGAGTGCTTTTGGTAGCGCAGCTTCGCTCGAGAGCACACGTACCAAGTTTGCGGCTGCTGGCTTCAAGTTCGATGCCGATGCTGACATTGCCGAGGTGGTGCTGGCAGGGTACAACGCCTTGAAGACGCAGAACACAGAGAACACCACGGCCATCGCTGCCATCCGCAAGGAACTGGACGATACCAAGGCCACTACAGCGGTTGACAAGCTCGTAGACGGCGGCAAGGTGCCTCCTGCCAAACGCGAGCAGTACGTCAAGCTGTACCACACCAACCACGAGCTGTTTGACGAGATGACCAAGGATCTCGAACCTTACGTGCAGCTTGGCGAGATCGGTGGTGACGGCATTCCTCAGGAGCCTGGGCACGCCAGCATCGAGAAGTTCTCCGATCCCAGCAAGGCCACCGAGGAAGCAGAGCGTTACATGAATCTGGTTCCTGATCTCGAAGATCGCCTCGCGGCCAGGAGGAAGTAGACGATGCCAGCAGTTCCCACCGGCAACACCCGAGCTTATGGCTCGACGACCAACATTGCTATCGTCAACCCTGTTGAGATCCTGCGCAGCACAGCACTCCAGTGCAAGATCTCAGGGGCGGCAAGTATCGCTCCCAACACCCCGAATATCAGCCCAGGCATGGGTTTGATCAAGGATGGTGGTACAGGTCAATATCGTCCGGTACTGCCTGCTACTGAAGCGGCTGAGCTTGTAGCTGCCAACTACGTCTATCTCAATGCTACCGACCAGCAGGTGTGCGACGTGTACCTGACTGGCATCTTCAAGAAATCGGAGCTAAACAAGTTCTACACGGATGGTCAACTCGCAACCGTGTTCGTTGGCTGCAAGATTCACGCCAATCTTGACGCCGTTATCATCTACGGGTAGGGTGTAACGATGCCAGAGATTAGCCTGCTTCAGCCGACCGTTCTCAACGGCTTTGTGCGCCGCAAGCCGTTCCCGCAGAACATGCTTGGCTTGTCCATCATGGGAGCCAGGACAGGTTACCCGTTCCCAAC